TCGAATGGTGTTTGGGCTGCAATTTCGAGGTATTCTCCCATCCGATCGCGCGCGGCCTCGGTGGTTCCAAGCATTACCTTTAAAGTAGTGTTAAACTTTTCAACCTGAGCGGCGGCCATTGCGCTACCCTGCAGAAACTCACCGGTAAAGTTAAGCGCCTTGATAGCCATATACGCCCACCCAACCTTTTTAAGTGCGCCCTCCCAGCCTGCAGTTTGCTCTGATGTCCCCCTCGTTCCGTGCTCTACCTCACGCATATGCGCCCCGGTTTCCCGGAGTCTCGAGTTAAGGGCATCGACATTTGGTATTGCGCGATCGCCAATTACATTGTTGATTTTTTTGCGGTTGATCCGGTTAATGGCTGACTCGAATTGTTGCATTTGGCCTTGCCATTTGTTAACAATTTCGATCGCGTATTTAACTTCGTTCGGCATTACTCTTCGGTTTCAAATCTGCTTCGTTTGCTTCTTACAAATGTTAAGTCGTTAAATGCTTCAGCAAGTTGTTGGTCGGTCATCTGGTCGAGAACATCTGGCGTGTACTTAAGGTAATAGCGGCAATATGCACGCATTGCTCTGTAGGTATAGCTCAGGCTCTTGACGAGGTCATACCGCTCGCCGGCACACGGCGCCTCAATACGCGCACCGGCTAAAGCTCCTCCAGTTGGCCATCCACCTTCTTAATTATCCCTCCCATCCAGTCGAATAGGCCCATGGTATACTCGTCGTTGGTGCGCAGTTCCTCGTCGCCTTCGAGCCAGCAATTGTCGACCAGGGCCTTATCGAACTTAACCGACGAGCCGCCGGATACAGTCCGGCAGGCGTCGATTATTTTCAGGTCGGGGTTACGAAGTAGACAGCTCTTGCCGTCTTTACTCGTATATTTAAATACGTGTCCAAATTTGTTTTTGTACTCTTTAATAATTGTTTGCTTGTGATCCATTTTAAAAAGGTTTTAAAGTTGCTTAAATCCACTCTATATGTGAGGGTATGAGAGGCAAAGTCGTTTCGTTTTTGGTTTCGCCCTGAGCAATTGCGTTGGCGTCCTCGGTGAACTGGCAGTTGCGCACTTTGTGTGTAATTATGGCGCCTCCGTTCAGCGGAACGAATGCCACGATCATGTCGAATGGCGCAATATCCTGCAGCCGACCGGTAGCCGATGCGGCACGCAATGACTCAACCTCCTTACGGAGCAGAGTAATGCTTGCGGTTGGGGTAATGTTGCCATATCCCCTTGCAATAGGCTGCTGGCCAGCGCCGTAGATATTATCCATTTGCTGGCTGTCTTTATAATCAACCTTGGTAATACCTACCACAGGCGATCCGCCAATATTTACCACAAGGTCTGCCCAGGAGTATTCCACTCCGTTGATTAAGGGCACGTGTCTGAATCCGTTCATATTGTTAACTTATTTGAGTTGTATAACCTATTTTTACTTTCAATTTGCGCATCACTCCCACGCCAACCTGCTGAATTACGAATTCAACTTCAGAGGTGCTCAGCACGTTCTGGTTGGGATCAACCGTAACCTTATAGCCAGAAAATTCGCCGGCTTTGGCCATGGACTCGAGTGCCTTTCCTGCTGTAACCTCCAAAAAGGTTACAACATCTTGACGCATCTTGCCGCTCACGGGATCCACATACAACGGGCCGCTAACGTATGGCAGCAAGTAGGTTCGTATTCCGCGGCAAGCCTTGTCGATTGTGCGTACACTTTCAATATAGGCGTAGTCGCTGGTCGCCAAGTCCATCGTGTGGCTGTCGTTCCAGTACGATCCGGCAATACCTACATGCTTACGCAGGAAGAGGAAGCGTTTGGTGTCGAGACCTTCGAGTACACTTTCGTCTAGTTCGCTAACCACAGATCCGTCGGCCATTCCGGGCTTATCAATTCCGGAGGGGAACTTCAGTATCCAGCTAATCGACTCGTGCACCGATGCCAGGCTAATAGCGCCAAGTGCCAATCCTACACAGGTAACTGATCCGACAGCTCCAACTGCTTCATACAGTGTTGCTGCCACGCCTTCGGTATCCTGAGCAATTACAACACACACGTTAGCCTGACCGGTAGCGGCAAGCGCTGCAAGACCGCTAATTGCGTCGACATTAGCACCAAATACCAGAATACATGGTTTATACTCACTCTCGAGCGTAGTTGCAACAGCCTGAAGTGCGGTTATTTCTCCGGCGTCAACATCAACAACCGGATTATATACTGCAATCTGCCGGAGCTTACCTTCGGCGGCGTTCTGCAGTGTTTTCACTTCAGCATAGTCGTATGTGGGTGTTTCGCCCGACTCCGGAGTGAATATTCCTACGTACAATATGCCGTTGGGGTTGATGCGGAAAAACTCGCTAATATGGTAATGCAGTGCCTTGACAAGCCACTTCTCCGAAGTTGATACAATACCGTCGGTCTCGGCGCTTTCGAGCTTGCTGTAGCTCTTAACGCGGTCGGTTGTTTCATAGCCACTGGGTAAATCGGCATCGGCTATATATGCCACGAGTCCACTGTAGTGATCCTCGCCCGGTAGCGACTTGGGAACCTGTCCCTGTCCTTTTACAAATGTAATTTCGTTCATTATTTATTGGGTTTTTTGGTTTTTTTTGGTTTACGATAAACTGCCTTAAGTCCTGCCTTAGCGGATGGCGAGAAGTACACGTTACCCTTGCCATCTACATAGAGCACCTTTACATTGGGGTACTCCCTGAACGTAGCATCTGCTTTAGTTTCTGCCATAGCCTTATAATTTTTGATTTTAGAAAAATTCTGTATGCGAGCTGCAAAACGCAGTTTACAATAAGACCGGCTACGAACCAGGGCCAGACTTTTACCTTTTCGGGCACAGTAATAACCTGCTTTTCATCTTTGGTTCTCTCTTTGGTTACGTAGCGATCCTTTATGGTTAGGTAAATGGCAAGGCTATCACACACACAATCGGCCGTGATAACCATTGCCTTACCTACCGTTTTCGTATTGGTCGCAATACTCGACCGCTGTCCCTGCATCTGGTTTATTTGCTTTAGGTAAACCCGGTTCATGCTGTCGCATTCGAACCAGGCTTCCATACTGGAGGTGTCTGCAGGTACTCTAACGATGCTATCGCGAACCACCTCCTTATATTCGGTTCGCGTAACGGTTTCCACGACACGCTCGGGCTGCAGGCATTTCTTTACCTTGCAGCCACTGAGCGGCATCATGGCAATCGCAAGCATCACAATCCATATCATTCGGGTTTTCATAGTTACTTTGTTTTTGTGATAGTTTTGATGTTGATCAGTCTCTCGTTCAGCTCTGCAACCTCGGCACGTAGACCGGCGTTTTCTTTTTTGAGGCCGTTAACCTCGATGATCATTTGTTGCTGCAGCGTTCGCAGTTCCAGATTCTCCTTGCGTACAAGAGCAAGTTCGTTAAGCGCTTCGGTGTACTTCACGCTCAGCAGATCGATGCTGCCCTGCAGGTTGCCCAGGAAATCGTTTTTGCGTTTATTTTTTCCAACAGCGTAGGTAACCACCGAGCTAATCGCAGGAAGTACAAGAGTTAGTATGCCGAGTATCCATTCCATTAGCTGCGTGCAATTAGGGTAAGTACATCGATAAGAGTAGCCTCAAGTTTGGCGTTGGTTGGGACATTCTCCAGAAGCGCTACATCGTTGTGTGCGTCCTGAAATAGCCACTCAAGCAACGCGCTTGGGTGCTTGCTCATCAGCACGGTGAAGTTTTCCTCCTTATCGGGATCACCGTCGCTCATATCTGAGCGGAATGCAAGCGATGAAAAGTTAGCCTTAAGCTCATTTATAATCACCGAGGCGAGCTTATCGCTTTCGGTCTGCCCCTTACACGTCCATATCTCAACACCGGTGGCGTTTGTCCAAGCCGATCCGTTGCCGGCTGCGTTGTTATGCAGCGAAAATACGAAGGCTGGCCCTGCGATTTTATTCATTTTGGCCGCCCGGGCTGATAGCCCCGGCTCGTTGTCGCCAATGTGCGACCACTCTACTTTTACTCCGTTTTTTTTGAGGCCTGCGGCGATATTGGCGAGCCGTTCGCGGCTCCACTTGTACTCGCGGTGCCTACCGTCTGGGCTTTGTTTTCCGGCCACCTCTGCGCCGTGGGCGCTGTCTAAAATGATTGTTCTCATGCTTGCTTGCTTTAAGCTTGTGTGGGCAAAAAAGACCCGCCCGAGAGCGGGCCTTTAATCCAACACAAACTAATCACTATGAAAAAACTACCCTGCCATTATTACTCCCAGTACTCCTTTGCCATCGGCCCGGCGAACGCGGGAACCTGCACGCTGTAGGAAGCTGTATATGTCGCCATAATACTGCGGGTTGCCCATGTCGTCGAACATCTGTGTGGCTCCCTTAGCCCTTGCCACCGAATTCTTATGCCAAAACAGTGCTATTTCGCAAGCTGTGGTGTCGAATGCGGTTACCTCGGCCAGCCGTTCGTCGAGCTGTTCGGGCTTATAGGTTAAGTCGGTGCTTGTCCATGCCCACAGTTTTGTGGTTGCATTCTGGGTAAGCGTTGAGTTACTGGCTACCAAAGCCGTAGAGCGCTCGTAGATTTTGAAGGACTCAAGCCTTTCGATGCGCCCGTTAATGGGGTCATATATCACGCTGTAGTCGCGCGTAGTGTTCGATTTAAGTTCCTGTACAATGTCGTCCATAGCATCGGTACTTAGAATTACATACCTGTCGGCAGCCGGGATGTTCCATTTATTAAACTGCTTTTTAGCTGAGACAAAGTCGGCTACGGTAAGCATTTTACGATTAGAGGTTCCATAGGTAGCCGTCTTATTAGATCCGGTAGATTTCAGGAAGTAGGTAGCGCGCCAGTTATATAGAATAGTCTCGGCTACAAGCTGCTCCAGGTAGCTCATATCTTCGCTCATGCACGATGCCATCTTATCATACGATAGCTCTGCCTTGTCGATGTTCGGAATAAAACGCGGATCGGTGGTGAATTCATCAAGCACGTAGGTAATGTCAATATCCTTACGGCGTGTAATAGTAGCCGGTAAGCTCGACCTGTTACGCTGTGCTCCTGATGGTGATCCGGCCTGAGGTATATGCACCACTCCGGTTCCAATTACATACTGCGACTCATCGACCGACTGGAGTATGAACTCGTTATTTTTGAACAAGTTCTCAACGATGTACTGAGTCCAGATTTCAGGGGTTACGGCCATAAATGTCATTCCTGCCGGTTTCTGAATAAGTGATGCCCCGAAGGCCAAGCCGGCTCCAACAGGCCCGGCAAATGCACCGGCCACTGCTACGAAGAGCAGGCCGATCATAAGTGTAAGAAAAAATTTAGTTGCTTTCATTGTTATAAACTGGTTTTGGTTATTCTGCTACGTCCTCTACCCACTGCACCACGCCCAGGACAGATTTAAGCGTGTAGGTTTTCAAATCGTCGGTGCCTTTTTGCAGCTTAGCGGGCACCAGGCTGTTGTCTTCAATTACTGCATCAGCGCCGTCATCTCCAGGATCGCCCTTGTCGCCCTTTTGTCCGAATACTTCAAAGTTGGTACCGTTAAAAATGCATAGCACATTTAGGGTATCACCGTCGGTTATTTCGAGCGCCTTGTTTCCAAGCGCCGTGTCGAGCGTAAGGGTAAAATCGTCGCCGGTAGCGGTAACGACAAGCAGCAGCATATCGCCTGGCTTAAGGTCTGAACTGAGGGCACCGATGAGTGTTACGTCGTCGGTAATAGTTGCTCGCACCACGGTGGCGGCGCGATAAACGAATAGCTCAGTGTCATCGGCCAACGATCCAAGCGCAATAAGCCCCTGAGTTGGGAATACAACCTCAGTTTTTTTGTCGGCATCGGCTGCAATGTCGGGCGGTATAAAGCCGTATGCAGCGTTTTGGTTTTTGTTTACGACTGTTGACATTGTTTAATCGAGTTGAACGGCTACGGCTACAGGCACGAAGGTGGAACCATCATACATGAATGTCATTGCCTTTGATTTATTCTGAGTTCCTGCCATAGTCGGGCTTGTAAAGCCTGTGCCAAATGTTACGGTTTTGGCCGTGCCGCCGCTAGAGGCTTTTACCATTACCGTGTCGCCAACCTGAATGTCGGATGACACCGTGGCGTTGAGGGTTACATTGTCGGCCAATTCGCCGAGGTTGATTGCGGTTTTAGCGCGCTTGATTGTTACGGCAGTGGTGGCTGTAACCGTGGGGCTCTGTGTCTCCATGGTTGGGAATACAACCTCTACCTTGGTATCAGCATCGGCGTCGATGCTCGGGGCGCGAAAGCCGTAGAACGAGTTAAGTACTTTGTTTATCCAGGTCATTGTATACGGGGGTATTAATTAACGTATTCGCGTCCGTACTCGTTTTTGTAGAGTTCTTTGAAACGCTCGATATTCGAGGCCTTCAGCTGCTCGGCACGGTTGTTTTTCACGTAGTCTCCGAAAGTCCACGACTTTTCGGCGTCGGGTACTGATCCGGCAGCCGGTTGTCCCAGTTGCTGGGTTACTGACCCAACTCCCTGCATTGCGCTAAGAGCTTTTTCGCAGCCTTCGTAGTCGGTTTCGGCAAGCTTGGTGTAGGTAGCGCGCAGGCTTTCATCAATTTTTTTGGCTGCAATAGCGCCGTCAATCAACGCTTTAACTTTGGCGTCGTTGCCCTGTTTGATAATGCCGGAGAGCCGGGTGATTTCGGCATCCTTAGCGGCCAAATCTTGCCCGTGCTGTTGGTTTTTGTTTTTTAACGCGTTGATGGCTTCAGTAACCTGAGCCTCGGTAGCGTCGGGATTCAGTGCGAGTAGCACCGCGATGGTCTTAATGTCCATGTTCGTTTTAATTTTGGTTTGTTTTGTGGATAATTCTTGAATGCTTAACCTGATCTGATCAGCTTCGAGCCGGGTACCCTCGCGGCTATACAGGCAAACGCTGCCGGCATTGCTTGGCACAGGGGTAAGAGACGCTTCCATGAGTTCCCATTCGGTTACTACAACCTCCTCAACTCCGTCGATTACCATGAGCTCTGCGTTCATGACAATAATACCAGGACTGACTCCCTTCAGGAACCCGCCGTCTACCTTGTCGCGTATCTTAGTGGCTTCGGCGTCCTTTTCATCGAACACCGATGTGGCCATAAGTAAATCGCCCTTAATGCGCAGGTTATCCCAGCGGCCTATCAGGCGGTTCTCATCGTGGTTGTGTAGCATTACGGGGTTAGCCCTGAAGCGGTCGAATTTGCCGCCTGAGTTGCGCAGGTAAAACCTGTGTGCGTTCCTCTTGGTTTGGTCGTTAATAATAAAATCGGGCATTCGCATCATAATTTAACGCTGCAAATATTTACAACTTTTTTCACTCAAATTCAAATCGTGTTAATGCTTGATACAGTTATACATACCATATATATATTATCACTTTCTTAATCATTTGCAGTTTTTCTTTGCAGAAAAACTAAGCATGGCGGAGCTCACGAATAAACAAAAGAAGGATTACGCTAAGTCGCTGTATCTTGGCAACTTAACAATAACACAAAAGGAAATTGCAAGCCGCGTAGGTACAAGCGAGAAAACGCTCAGCGGATGGATCAACCGCGAGGCGTGGGATAAGCTACGTGTTAGCCTGCTAACTACACGCGAGACTCAGCTCAGCAATCTATATGCTCAGCTATCGGCCATTAATACCGAGATAGCAGGGCGTGAGGAAGGCAAACGCTACCCCACCAACAAGGAGGCCGACGTAATAAGCAAGATAACGTCCAGCATTCAGAAGCTTGAGATGGACTTGAGTATTGGCGACATCGTTAACGTGAGCAAGCGCATGCTCGACTGGCTTCGCGCTGCCGATCTCGAGAAGGCCAAGGAGATGAGCGGCCTATTCGATGCATTCATTAAGGACTCGATACGATGACACCCAAGCCGCTAAGCAAGCAAACCAACCGGCAGGTTGTTATTGACTGGGAAGCCTACAGACGCGCCCTGCTCGACGAAACCTACATCGAGGAGAATATCAGCGGGGCCGAGCTTCAGAGGCACCGCGAAAAGCTTGAGGCCGATCCGGTAGAGTGGATATACTTTTTCTTCCCGGGCTTCGCCAAGTACCCCTTTGCACCTTTTCACAAGAAGTTCCTCCGGAGGGTAATCAATAACCCGGAGTGGTACGAAGTAATCAGCTGGAGCCGCGAGCTGGCTAAGAGTACCAGCGTTATGTTTGCCGTGCTATACCTTGTTCTTACAGGCAAGAAGAAAAACATCATAATGACCTCCAACAGCCAGGATAATGCAATAAGGCTGCTGGAGCCGTACCGCGCCAACCTCGACACTAATGCTCGAATTAAGGCATATTACGGAGAGCAGCCGTTGATTGGCAGTTGGGAGATGGGCGAGTTTAAGGCTAAGAACGGCGCGTCGTTCAGGGCAATAGGTGCCGGAATGTCGCCCCGCGGTACGCGATCCGGAGCGCTGCGCGTCGATGTGCTGCTCACCGACGACTTCGACACCGACGAGGAATGCCGCAACCCCGAAACCATTAAGAAAAAGTGGAGCTGGTGGGAGCAGGCGTTATATTTCACCCGCTCGATGAGCGAGCCACTGCTCACCATCTGGTGCGGCAACATCATAGCAAAAGACTGCTGCATTACCCGCGCAGGTAAGAAGGCACAAGAGCTGGAGGCACGGCCCAAGCCTTTAGGGCATTGGGACGTTATCAATATCAGGATGGTAAACATTGCCAGCCCGAACCCGAAGGAGGACTTCGCCCGGGGCAAATCGGTATGGCCCGAGAAAAACTCTGAGGCTAAAATCGAGGAGGTTCTGGCGCAGGTTAGCACCGCGAGCGCGCAGAAGGAGTGCTTTAATAACCCGGTAAGCGAGGGAGACATTTTCAAGAACCTAACATGGGGCCGGTGCCCGGCGCTCAACACGCTCAAGTTCGCTGTGGTATATGCCGACCCCAGCACCAGCAACCGCGACCGCGCCACCAAGGGAACCTCCTTTAAGTCAGCATTTATGATAGGTTACAAGGACGGCAAGTACTACATATATAAGGGCTTTCTGGAGCAAACCGGTAACGAGAACTTCATAGGCTGGCTCTACGACCTGCGCGACTACGCACGCGGGCGTACACAGGTGTATAATTACATTGAGAACAACAGCCTGCAGGATCCATTCTATGAACAGGTATTTATTCCGCTGTTCGCCCAGTTCAGCAAAATGAAGGGTACGCTGCCCATAAGCCCCGACACGCGTAAGAAGCCCGACAAGTTTGCACGCATCGAGGGGAACCTTGAGCCACTCGACAAACGCGGCGACCTTATATTCAACGAAGAGGAAAAGGGGAACCCACACATGGAACGCCTGCGCGAGCAGTTCGAGCTGGTTAACCCTCAGCTATCGGCACCCGCCGACGGCCCCGACTGCATCGAGGGCGGCGTGTTTATTATCAACTCAAAAAACCAAACGGCAGGCAACGAGGCTGTTACGTGGGGATATCGCAAACCTAACACTAAACGAATATAACTATGGAACTATCTACTTACGAAAAGGCCAAAGCCTTACAGGAGCAAATTGATCAGGTCAAGAAAAAAAGGGAGGAGATTGTAAATATACAGAGGAGACCAGGAGACGCCGAATTTAACCGGCTTTTGAATATTGCTCACGAGGATGTTGTTACCCTGCAGGCTATGCTTGAATTAAGCTTTATCCAACTAAAATAACACACTATGACCAAACTAATTTCTACCGTTCAAAAAATCGCGATTTTTATTGCGTACAACTTTATGCTTATTACCATTAAGCTTAAAAAGTTAAGTGTTTACATCGCTAACAAATCGGTTCTTATAACCGTCATCCGACGCACGCGCCGGCAAATCGCCGTGAGCTCAGCAATCAGGCACGCAGATAAAATGCGCAGGCAGCGCCGTGGCCGGCAGCAGTTTGTTATGGTGATTGGTGGCAGGGTTAAGGTGTATGAACGCGACCAGATTAACAACCTGATACGCCTCGGCTACCTCGACAAGTCGCTTCGCGACTACCTGAAGCTGTGCCAATATTGCATATATGTCACCCCTTCGGCCAGCGACACAATCGGCAAAAAACTGCCAAAACGAAATAACGGAGGTAAGGCATAATGAAAACCCCCTTTAAAATAGCTTTAAAGCTCCCGTTTTCGCGGGTCAATGCCCCAAAGGCGGGCAAGTTATCATTTACACGTAAAATCGCCTGTAATTCGGGCATTAAAACAAATAAGGC